GCAAATAGTTTAGTTGTTGGTGGTTCATTCAAAGTATATGGACAGTTCGATGTAGATGGTGCTGTAAGCTACAGTGGCAACACCATTTTCAAAGGTAATGTTTCTATCGACAACGATGGTACATCACCATTCAAGTTCAATATTGCATCAAACACAGCAAGACTTGATAGTATTGGACAAATTGTAACTAGTAATGCTACTGATTCAACATCAACTACTACTGGTGCTGTTATCGTAACTGGTGGTGTAGGTATTGCTAAGCAACTTAGAGTTGGTGGGGCAGCCACAATTACGGGTGCATCTACTTTAACTTCTACATTAAATGTGACTGGAGCAACTACCTTAAGTTCAACTCTTGGTGTAACTGGTATTGCTACGGTCTCTAATACCACAGACTCAACAGCAACAAACACTGGTGCATTAGTTGTATCAGGTGGTGCTGGAATTGCATCACAACTTAGAGTTGGTGGTGCTACAACTCTTGGTTCAACTCTTGCAGTAACTGGAATAACTACACTTTCAAATAATTTTAATGCATTTGGTAGCAACAATATATTGGGGGATGCTGCTTCCGATGCATTAACTGTTAATGCAACTACAACTTTCACTGCTCCTGTTACCATTTCTGGGGCACAACCATTAGTAGTTGGTGGCAACACAACAATTTATGGCAACCTAATTGTCGAGGGAACGACAACAACAGTGAATTCTGTCACAATGACAGTTGATGATAAAAATATTGAACTTGGTTCCATTGCATCTCCAACCAACACTACAGCAGATGGGGGTGGAATTACACTCAAGGGAACAACTGATAAAACAATCAGTTGGATTAACTCAACAGGAGCATGGACATTATCTGAACATTTAAATCTTGCTGCTGGCAAAGAATACAGAATTAACGGCATAGCAGTTGTTGATTCATCTAGAAACTTAGTAAATATTGCTAATGTAGTTCAAAGTGGCAACTTAACGATCAATACAAACAAATTTACAGTTTCTTCTGCATCTGGAAATACTGTGATTGCTGGCACATTAGCAGTTGCTGCCGTCACAACTCTTTCATCATCATTAAATGTAACTGGAGCAACTACACTAAGTAATACTCTTGCAATTACTGGTGATGTTGCCATCAATACTAATAAGTTTAATATTACTGCAGCATCTGGTAATACAACTATTGCTGGTACACTTGGTGTAACTGGTGCAACTACACTAAATTCATCTCTTGGAGTTACTGGTGCTACAACACTTAGTTCAACCTTAGGAGTTACTGGTGCAACAACACTCAGTTCGACTCTAGGAGTCACTGGTAATACAACTCTTACTGGCACTTTAACAGCCACTAGTCTTGCAACATTTAATGGTGGTTTAACAATTGCTGGTAGTACTACACCAGCAACCGAATTCTTCAGAATTACCGATGGAGCTGGAACTCCCGTAACTAAATTCCTGGTTGACTCTGCATCTGGTAATACAACTATTTCTGGTGCACTTGGTGTAATTGGTACAACTTCTTTAAATTCATCTCTCGGAGTAACTGGTGCAACTACTTTAAGTTCAACTCTTGGTGTAACTGGTACAACTACCTTAACTGGAGCACTAATTGCTAATAGTAATGTAACTATTGGTGATGCTGCATCAGACCAATTCACTGTAAATGCAAATAGTCTTTTTACTGGATCTCTAACCTTAAGCAATTCACTAACAACAACATCCAATGTAACTATAACTGGTGGTATTTTATCTATTAGAAATTCTTCTGGAGTTGACAGATTTGTATTTAACCCTTCAACATCAAGTGCTTCAATTACTGGAACCTTAGCAGTTTCATCTACAACCACTTTAAGTTCGTCTCTTGGTGTATCTGGACCAACTACCCTAAGTTCATCTTTGGGAGTTACTGGTGCAACAACACTTTCAAGCACTCTATCTGTTACTGATAATGTAACTCTAAACAGAAACGTAACAATCGTTGGTTCTAACACTGCTGCGACAGAACTATTCAAGATTCAAAATGCATCTGCTGTAGACAAATTTACTGTAGATTCTTCCTCTGGTAATACTACAATTGCAGGCACATTAGCAGTCACTGGAGGAACCACACTTTCCTCTACATTAGGAGTCACTGGTAATACTTCAATTACTGGAACATTAGGTGTTACTGGAGTATCCACATTTACTGGTTTGCTTACAGCAAATGGAGGAATTTCTGGAGCACTAACTGGTAATGCTTCCACAGCAACTACGTTACAAACAGCAAGAACAATTGGTATTTCTGGTGATGGTACTGGAACTGCTACATCATTTAATGGATCTGCTAATATCACAATTCCATTTACACTAGCAAACTCTGGTGTAACTGCAGGTACATATACTAAGGTTATTGTTGATGCTAAGGGTCGAGTAACAACAGGAACAAATGCAACTACTTCAGATATTGCTGAAGGAACTAACCAGTATTACACCCAAGGTAGATTTGATACTGCATTTGGTGCAAAGACAACAACTAATCTTGCAGAAGGCACTAATCTTTACTATACACAAACAAGATTTGATACTGCGTTTACTGCTAAATCAACAACTAATTTAACGGAAGGAACTAATTTATACTTCACAAATGAAAGAGCACAGGATGCAACTGCAACTGCTTTAGTTACAAACGGAGCTCATTCTGGTGTCACTGTGACATACGATGATGCTGGAAATGCAATCAATATCAATAGAAATGCTTTAACATACTCTAATGTTTCTTACACTGCTGATGGGACACAAACGGCATTTGTTTCAACAACAGGAAGAGCAAGTGATGGTGCTGATATACTAGTTATTGTTGGTGGTTTAATTCAAACTCCATCAACTGAATATACTTATTCTAATCAAACTATTCTTAATAATGTTGTTGGACATAGAGGAGAAAATACAGTTGTTGTTTCCTCTGCGACTGGACTAGTTGTTGGGCAACCAGTTTCAGGTACAGGAATTGCTGCAAATGCAACTATCACAAATATTTCAGGAACAACAATTACTCTATCTGCAAATAATTTAACTGCACTAAGAAGAGCAGAGATTTCAACAATTGGAACCCCATCAGGAGCTGCAGTTGAATCTCAAGCAAATACATCATACACTGCAGTTGCATCGACATCATCAGGAACAGGAACTGGAGCAACATTTAACGTTTCTAGGGGAGCCCTGGGTGAAATTGTTGGTGTAACTGTTAATAATGGTGGTACAAATTATACTGCAGGTTCTACGATTACTATTAGTGGATTGTTAGTTGGTGGTAGTTCTTCAGCAGAGAATATCCAGTTTACTGTAAGTGCAATAAACACCACTACAACTACGGCAACATTCTCGTCCGTTGTAAAATTAACTGCTGCACCAACAGCAGGTGTAAACGTTTCAATCCGTTACTTACCACTCTAAGGCTATGGGAAAACCAAATTCAAAAGCTACACTCAAAGAATATTGCCTTCGCAAGTTGGGTAAACCTGTCTTGGAAGTAAATGTTTCTGATGATCAAATTGATGATGCTATCGATTACACTCTTCAGAAATTTAATGAATTCCATTACGATGGAATTGAAAGAGTTTATTTAAAGCATCAGTTTACACAGGCAGAAATTGATGCTGCAAGAGCAGATAGTGTTGTTTCTGCTGGACCTCCAGAGTTTAAGGAGATGCAGAATTTTCTTGTGGTTCCTGAGTGGGTTATTTCTGTAGACAACATTTTTAGTTTCACAGATAAAGGAACTGCAAACATGTTTGATATTAGATATCAAATTCGTTTAAATGACCTATATGATTTTACATCAACACAATTTTATCACTACTATATGATTCAACAACACTTGAGTATGATTGATTTTATGTTGGAGCACTTTAAACCGATTCGTTATAATAGAGCAGGAAATAGATTGTATATTGATATGGATTGGAGAACAGACATTCATGCTGGGGAATTCATGATTTTTGAATGTCAACGTGCTACTGATCCTTCATCATATACAAAAATTTTTAATGAACTTTGGGTAAAAGATTATGCAACTTCAATGATCAAGAAATATTGGGGTACTAATCTAACTAAGTATCAAAATGTTCAACTTCCTGGTGGTATCACTATGAATGGTGAGATGATTTATAACAATGCTATTGATGAACTTAAAAAGTATGATGAGGAATTAAGAACTACATACGAACTTCCACCATTGGACATGATAGGATAAAATGGCAACTAATCCCTTTTTTACACACTCAATTCAAGGTGAGCAAGATCTTCACGAAAGTCTTGTTATCGAACAAATCAAAATGTTTGGGAAAGATGTTTATTATGTTCCAAGAACTTTGGTCAGAGAAGATACAGTTTTTGGTGAAGATACTATGTCGCAATTCAATGGTGCATTTCTCATTGAAGCATACATTGCAGACACAACTGGTTATGGTGGTGATGGAGATTTGTACAGTAAATTTGGTCTAAGGATTCAAGACCAAATGGAATTTGTTATTTCTAGAAAAAGATTTAAAGAAGCAGTAGATGATAATACGGTTTTAATTAGAGAGGGAAAACCAAACGAAGGAGATCTAATTTGGTTCCCAATGGGTAAAAAATTATTCCAAATTAATTACGTAGAATATGAAACACCATTTTATCAATTTGGTAAAAATTATGTTTGGAATTTAAAAACTGAAGTCTTCGAGTTTAGTGATGAGAAAATTTCAACTGGTGTTGCAGATATTGATGAAGTTAGTAAGTTACTTTCAACTACAGTTACTGTTACACTGGCTGCTGGAGGAACAGGAACATTTGTAGAAGGTGAATCTGTTGCGGGTGGAACTTCAGGTGTAACTGCAATGGTTAGATCTTGGGATCCAACTAATAGAAAACTTATTATCTACGATAGATCAGGTAAATTTACACCAGGGGAAACAGTCACTGGTCAAACTTCTCTTGCATCTTGGGTAGCTGCATACACAAATACATTAGATAATACCAACAGTGAATATGATGATAATAAATATTATGAGGATTCAGGAAATACCCTTTTAGATTTTACTGAAAGAAATCCATTTGGAGAATATGGAAACATGGGGAGTAATGTGTAATGTTAGGAAATTATTTTTACAACGAAGTTTTTAGAAAAACTGTAATCGCATTTGGAACTCTTTTCAATAATATTGAAATAAGAAGAAAGAATGGTTCAGTTGTTGAAGCCATGAAAATCCCCCTGTCATATGGCAGTCAGCAAAAATGGTTAGCACGTATCAGGCAAATTGGTACTTCACAGGATCCTACCCGAAAGAGTACTGCTATCACCTTGCCAAGAATGGCATTTGAGATGACAAGTATTAGTTACGATGCATCTAGGAAAGTTTCCCCAACTCAACAAATTAGATCGCAGGATGGGAAAAATACATACATGCCAGTTCCATATAATATTGGATTTTCACTGGCAATCCTATCAAAAAACCAAGATGATGCTTTACAGATTGTAGAGCAAATTTTGCCATATTTTCAACCATTCTTTTCAATCACTGTAAATGTTTTGCCTGAAATTGGAGAGAAAAAGGACTTTCCAGTTGTACTAAATGATCTTGATTACAAAGATGAATATGAAGGTGACTTTGAGGAAAGGAGAACTTTGATTTATACGTTGTCTTTTACAGTAAAAACTTATGTATACGGTCCTGTCGTTGATCTCAGTGGCAAGGAAATTAAGAAGGCAATTGTCGATACATATACTACAGTTGACACAACCGCAGCTCGTGAGTTGAGATATACAGTTGAACCAGATCCAATCACTGCAAAGTGGACAGATGATTTTGGTTTTGATGATTCATTTACGGAGTACACCGATGGAAAACAATGGAACCCAGTCACAGGACAAGACGAACCAGTTTGATGGTTTAGATGCAGTATTTGAAGTGTCCAGTGAAATTATAAAGGATGCTCCACCTGCCGATATTGTTGAGCCGCCACAAGCAGGAACTGATATAAAAAATGATTATGATTATAGTCGTGCTCAACTTTATACTTTGATATCTAAAGGACAGGAAGCAGTTCAGGGTGCATTGGAACTTGCACAGCAATCAGACCACCCTCGTGCATATGAAGTTGCTGGGCAACTCATAAAAAATGTTGGGGATGTGACTGATAAATTAATTGATCTGCAAAAGAAACTTAGTGAAATTGAAAACCCTAAGAAAAATAATCAACCACAGAACGTGACAAATGCATTATTCATTGGATCAACATCAGAGTTGTCAAAGCTTCTGAAACAACAAAAGCAGTCTTTAGATAAATAAGATATAGAAAGAATTACTATCGGAGTTTAATATGTCCGTTCTCAATGTTATAAGTACAAATAGTATTGCTGCGGCTGGAACAGAATACCAACTTGTAAAAACTGGTGTTTACAGAGTTAGTGCTGCATCTGCATCTACTGTTACTTTTGGTAGTGGTCCTGCTATCCAACTTTTTGCTGGTCAAGCAGTTCTCCTAAAGGGTGCTAATCCAGGAAGAGCAGCAATCACGGCTGCAACAGATTCTGCTACTGCAGTATATACACTAGGAGATCTTGCAGGGGCAACAACTGGTACTCATCCATTTGCAGTAGGAGACTTTATTGCAGTCCTAGATCCATCTTCAGTAATCGCATCTGCATTTGAATCTGCAGATACTGTGGGTAAAACGATTACTGCAGCAACTGATAATACCATTACTACAGATATTGACTCATCTGCTGCATCTGCTGACTATGCATATACCAGTGGTAGCAAAGCATATGTACATAGATGTGTAAAGA